CACAGCGTTTACCAATACATCTGTTGCACCAACACCAGCGCCGTTAGGAGAAGCCGCAGTGGCAGCGCCAGACCAAGCACCAAGCTTAGTTGCGGCGTTTGAGGCAGCAGCACGACCTTGTGCAGTAATATCGGTCGATGCCCAATATGCGGCTACTGTTCCAGTATAGCCAACAGTAACGTTAGCGGCTGTCGAACCTGTGAAGGCTGTCAGCGTGTCGATGTGAATAAATTGAATCTGTGCGCCAGCAGGAAGAACAGCAATCTGCGTGGTCAGCGGGGCGGCAACGGTTGTGCCTGTGTAGTCAACTTTTTTGGTCTGCGATACAAGGGTAGAACCCATGTTACGAACTGTGCCTGATACAGCGCCAGTGGTGTCTTTAACAGTACCGAGTTGCCACGGTCCAAGGTGTGAGGCGAAACCCATGATGGAATCCTTTATGCACAAGTCACCGTATCATCTGTGCATCGTCCCCTAGGCGGGTTGATACGGCATTTAGTCCTAGTCGTAAAGCAATAATAACCCAAATTAAAATAAAAGCAATAAAAAAACCCCACTTTTTAGGGTGGGGCTAAATCTAAAAGATTTAAGCGCCGGGAGAACCAAACATTCCCAACGGATCAGACCAGCCAAACGAATAACGCTCGCGTGACTTGTAACGCACGTTGCCTGTATCAAAGTCACCGTCCATTGAATTAGACAGTGGTGTACGGACAAAATGCTTCAGACCATTAGGCACATCAGTGGTCAAGAACCAAGCATTGGTGTCGGTCAGATAGTTGTTAATGGTGTAACCATCTGGAATCGAACCGTTGTTCTCAATTGCGTTGATGTCGTTGTCGGTTGTACCTGTACGCAGTTTGGTTTCGAGCAAACGAGTTGCAACGAACTGTAGTGCGGGAGGAGCAATCAACTTCTTGGGTTTAGCAGCAATTAACAAACCACGTTCATCAGTCCATGCAGCAATTTGAATAACGGCGTTTTCCAACGAAGTTTCATTCAAATCCGCAGCGACTGCTGGGGTGTTGCTGTTAACGCCACCAGACACCAACGGATGTGCTGTACTAAACAAGACAACGCCGTCGCCACCAACATAACCAGCGGTAAAGCCGTTATTGAGGGTAGCAGCAGCTTTAACTTGCTTGGTGTACGCCATTGCGCGAGCAAGCGATTTTGTATAACGAGCCGATAGTGAGTCGTACAAGTTATCTTCAATTGCTTCTTCTGTTAGGGAAAACCCTAGTGCAATAGTTTCGTGGTTGTAACGTGCAGTCCAAGCTTCCTGAGCATTGTCATACGCAATTGCAGAACCTTCGTTCTTAACAGGTGCGGCTGAAAAGCCAGACAGTTTGGTCTCTTCCTCAAACGAACGCTCTGAAGATTCAGTTTCGTAAATCTCTTTGTGTTGTTCGCCGTAGGTTGCATACTCCATGCCGAACAATGCGTTCAGACCGGGAAGCAGCTCTTTAAGTAGTTGTGCGCGTGAAATAGCCATGATTTAGCTCCTTATACGCCAGTAGAGTTGTTGTACTGGTGCATAGTTGCATTTATCTTGACAATAAACTCAACGAATGTATCAGCGCCTGTTGCTGTTTCACGAACCACATCAATGATGCGGATAGGCAGCGTATTGGTAGTAGCTTGAGTGCCTTCATCAATAGCCACTGCTGAGTTACCAGTAGTGGTTGAACCAGCGTTTTGAATCAAAGCAATGTTATTACCAATAGCAGAAATGCCCATTCCGGCAACAACTGTAGTTGCAGAACAAGAAACTACCTGAAACAACGTATCTGGATCATCTGCAACGACTGCAAAAATCTTTGTGCCAGACTTAATTGACTGACTCGCTGGATAAAATTGCTGTTGTTGAACTTGACCAGTCGAACTGTTTGTAAAACTTACACCAAGAAACACTCCGCAAGGAGTAGCCGTAGTCGTACCGGTGTCCTTTGTGATTGTGCCATCGGAAATACGTTGGACAAGATCGCCGTAAAAAATGCTAGTAGCATAACCCGATGCAATTTCCATTTGACGAGTCGCGCCTGCAAAAACCTGCCCGCCAATTAAATTGACCGGCTTCAAACCATAAGGTTTGTCAACAGTAGGATAAGCCATTTAAGACTCCATAGTTAAATTTAAGAACCTTTACCAAAACGGCTCACCTCAGTCTTGCTCTCTTTAAAGAGTGGCATCCTTGGGTCGCTTTGGCGCATTAAATTATTATCTACAGCATCCGTTTGAGCGCGTGTTTGGTCTTGGTAATATTTGTTACGCTGGACAACAAACTCGCTTGGGGTTTTGCAGAGTAATAACCCGCCAATCTCAATATTGTCTTTAAATCGACTATTGGGATCAACTAGCAGTTGAAACTTTGGTTGCTCGTCTAACTTGCATGGCTCCCAGCCTTCCCTGATTTTGGCAGAGTAATTGCGGGCATCCATTACATTAAGCGTTGCAACTCGAATCCATCGGTAATCAAAACCTGCCTGTTTATCTGGTTCAGGAAGCAATTCAGGTTGAGTCCACTGCTTAGGACGCTCTTGAACTGCGCGGGTTTCTAGCTCACGGGTAAGTCTATTTTCAGCCATTTTAATTCTCCAGTTTAATTGCTTCGCGGGCATACTGCTCAGGGGTCAAGCCAAGTTTTTTGGCAATTTGGATTTGACTAGCCCTTAACTTCACTTTATTAGGTGAAGTACTGCGCGTAGCCGGTGCTACAACAGTGCTGGATTTTGTACGGGGCTGGTCAGCCTTCGTTTCTGTTTCAGAAGACTCAAAGTTTTCCGAAAACCGTTTGCGCATTGTTTTGTCCAATGTCGCATAATAATCATCCGACCCAACAACGACACCATTTCGTTTAAGCTTTTCGTGTAAACCTAACGCTGCTGCTGTCATTTCCTCATCTTGACCAAACCAGCTATTGCGCTCTTGCCACGCCATTGCTCTACGATCAGGTGGGGTAACTTGCTGTTGTTGTGGTACTTGTTGCTGTTGTACTGCGTTTTCTTGCTGTTGTAAAGTAGGTGCTTTAAATTTCTTTACTTCCCGCAACTCATATGTTGCTTCCTGCATCGCTTGTTGGGCATCTACAAGCTTATCGCCATCGCCAGAGTCATATGCTTCACGGTAAGCTTTTTTAGCAGCGTCTAGGCGTAACTCGGCAGCGTTAGTAGCAGTTGCTGCGTATTCTACTTCCCCAGCGGCATATTGTTTCTTTAGCCGTTGATTTTCTTCAGTGACCCGACGAGCGTAGTCAATAGCCTCTTGCTGCTCACGATACGCAGCTTCCTTAGCCCTACGTTCGTCGTGCCAGACTTTCTTCATCTGTTTAAGACGAATTTTAACCTTATCGGAATATTCTTCTAACTCGTCGTTGTCCAATTCATCAACAATTTCCTTAGGCATTGGCTCTTTGTTACGATCCTCAGGGGGAGTATCGTCTTCAATTTCAATGTCAATGTTTACCTCGCCACCTTCAGCGAGTGTTTCATCTGGAAACTTAAATTCATTTTTTTCAAATTCAGCCATTATGTGGCTCCTTTATTTGCGCTTAATACCGCGTGGGTCATCAACTGTACCCTCAACCGTATCATCGTTAATCATCCGAAATTCACGATTGTGAATCACTAAACGGCTACCTGAGTTGGGTCTGACCAACACAAAGTCACCTTTTTTGCACCAAGGACCTGTTGGAAACTTGTCTTTGTTTTTATAGCAATCGGGGCCTAAATCAACTACAAATAACACTGTAGTCAATACCTCTTCAATCCTGATAGTTTCATCAGCTTTGACTAAGCCGCTTTCATACTCTTTGTCTGTTTCTGGTATTGCACAAAGAATGTGGTAGCCCGAAGGTTTTGGTAATTGCGTTGCTTTTTCTTCGGCGGTAGCGTTGGGGCGATACATGCCTACTACTTGTGGATTATTGGGGTTTGAGCCAATAAGGATTTCACTCATCAGAATGCTCCATGCGTTGTTTAAGGTCTAGGGTATATCCTCTTGCAATGAGAAGACCTCGAATCTCACCACACAGTCTTTTGTACTCTTCAAACGTCTCGGCTCTTCCTAAACCAATATGTTCACTGAGTTGTTTTACTTTGTCGTCAATTTCTTTAATTAAGACGTCGTACATATCCATTTGTTATCTGCCTTTTGTTTGCTGCCTTGATTGTTGTTCAAGTTGCCTACGTTTATTTTCTGCATCTAGACCAAGACGTATTGACTCAAGGGTCTGTTTAGACTCAAAAATTTTACGATCATGCTCTGCTTTTAGACCAACGCGCACACCATCAATTTGTGCTTGATTATCTACGCGCTCTTTATCTATCTGAAGCTGCGCTTGTTTAAGTTGAGCATCCATTTGGTCTTTCTGAACTTTACGTTGTACTTCTTGTTGTTTAAGCTGCAAATCTTGTTGCTGCATTTGGATCAACGGGTCTTGCGCTTGTTGCTGCGCTTGTTGTTGAGCGGCTTGTGCTTGGTTACCTTGCAACAAACGTTGTGCTGCCATAGCCAACATAGGAGCTAAACGAGCTTCAACTTCTGGGTCCATATTGACATCTTCCCCAGCTTCATCTTTCTGAGGTGGTAAGTTCATACCCAGTTGTTGTTCAATTTGTTTGCGATACTCAAACCCTAGATGCTCATTGATATGCGCCATCATCGCGGCTTGTAGTTGTTGTGCCATAGGATTGTTTTGCAATAACGCCATAATCTTGGGGTCTTGCATAGCAGCCATATGGACAGCAATATGAGCTTCGTGATCTTGGTACATAAACGCCTTCACGGGCTTCATCATTAACACATTCTGATTCTCACTTACTGGGTCTTTTGGCTTCTGGTCTTCTTCCATCGGGATCAGTTTATTAGCTTCTTTAATCCCCAACACATCCAGCATTTGGCGATGTAACAACGGCATGTTGTACATCTGTGGTGCTTGCATTGCTAACTGAAGAACGGCCTGATATTGGACGATTTTCTGCGCCATTGTCGAGGCATTAGGATCACTAACAGGAATAACATCAACATCATCGTAATCAGCCTTCTTAGCTTTACGACTGCCTTCTGTGGGTTCATAGTCGTAGTCCTCGGGCGTGTAATCAGCAATGATTTTCTTGAGCAACCCTAACTCTTGCTTCATCGAGTAGTGAACCCGCGCTTGAATAGCACTCATCACTTTCAACGTTCTTTCAAGAATTGCCAGTGTCGTACCCACTGGAGCTTGTGAACTCATGTCGCTAACTTGTAAGTCAGCCGTGTTTGCAAACCTACGACCTTCTTCTACGATCTGGTTCATCAGAGCCAGCAACACTTGGCTTGGCTCTTTGTAGGGCAGGGGTAAGATGTTATCTCTCATCGTACCGCTTGGTACGTCTACATCCCTAAACTCACCGGGAGCAATCGGTGTATCGTCGCCCTTGATGCGCATCCCACGGGTCTTAAACCCACCGGGCAAATTACTAAGAGTGCCAGCATCAACTAATTGGCGAATGAGCGATGTACCAGACTTAGCAAAAGCCCCAACCAAATGAATAAGACCAAAATAATAAAACCCAAAACCCGGAACATAACCGTAGTGGACCAAGTGCTGTCTTTTTGCATGAGTCTCATCATCAGGCTCCCAGTTGCGGCGAATTGCTAAAACCTTGTTACTACCTTTTTCAATCGTAACAATATACGGGAGCGCAATGCCTGTCTCTTCGCCATCATCATCTTTATGCTCATACCCTGCTAGGTCTAAATTAACCTGCATCTCAAGAAGCTTGTACCGTGAGTCAGACGTAGCCCTAAACCCTAACTTCTCAGCAATCTTCTTTTCAACTTCATCAAGCGTGTTGTTTGGCTCACCCAAATCCACATCGCAATAAAACCCAGCTACTTGCAACTTGCGCATCTCGTTTTCAGTCTTACGCATGACATGCGTGACACGTTCAGCGGTCTGGATATTTGACGCACCGTAAGGAACCACAATATCTTCTGCTGGTACAAATATAGATACTTGCCGCTCCATGCTTGGGTCGTAGTACACTTTTTTAAACGCATTACCCGACAGACCCAAGCCCCATAACATGCGCTCATGCTCAGGGCGATACTCAGTCATTATGTCCATTAACTGATAATTCATGTCGTTTTGAACACGAACCGCTGATTCTTTTTTGTCAGGAGTTTCTTTGCCAATAATTTGTGTTTTAACCGGTCCGGCAGCAGGGAACGTTGCCATCATCGTCTCAGCCTGAAACTTAACTAACGCTTCAGTCATTAGCGGGTGATATACACCACACGCACCTTCCCAAGGTTCAGAGCGTTCTTCAATCTTTAGCCCAAGCAACTCAAGCCCATCAACGTAAGTCTGCATCCAATCTTTGCGACTTGACACATCATCCTCATAGTCACCTGCTAACTCACTGGCAATAGACTGAAGCTCGCTGTCATCCATATCTTCAGCTAAGTTTTTACTAAACTCATCTTCAGCTTCTTCTGCCGTAAACTCAAGTATAGGTTCGCCATCCAACCCAATTGTCACTGACTTCGGGTCTTCAATCTCAATCTCAAGCGCAGGCTCATTTTCGTTCATCTGGTCTAATGCTTCAAGACCTTGAGGGGCTGCATATAAACTCTTTTCAATTGCCATGACTTATCCTTAGTAGTATGCCGTTTTACGTCGGTAGTTATATACAGGGTTATCTTCTGGCTCATCACTTGGTAAGCGTATAAACCCGCCCTGCCTGAACCGCATTAGTGCTAGTGTTGTAGAGTCTACCAAGTCGTCGTTAGCTCCACTAGGAAAATCGTTGCACTCTTCAACAACCTCTTTAGCCCACCTGCGGTCAGGACACCACACAATCCCAGAGGCAAAAAGGTCTGAAACAGCATTAACTCGACTAATTTTATCTTGTCCTTTGCCCGGTGTGAACTCACCTACCGGCATCCCCATGCGCCTTAGCTCTTGATATAGGGCTGCACCGTTAGATTTCTTCTCAACAATGAACGCATCAGGCTCCCATTCCTTGTACTCTTCAATACAAAGTTTCTTTAATTCTGGAAACTCAAGCCGTTTTTTGATGGAATTAAGCAAAATAATGTTGAAATTTTTGGTTTCTTCATTAAAAAACACGCCCCAAGTGGTCAAAGCGTTGTAGTCAGCTCTATTATTAGTTTCTTGGGCGGCATCAAGCGCCATGATTGTAAATTCACAGGGTGGGGGGTCATCTTTATCCCAAATCTGCCACCATTCTCTTTTAATTAGCGCACCTTCCTCAGAAGTTGGCTGCTGCATGTACTGAGCGTTCCAATACCTAATATCAATAGCAGCTTTCTTAGATAAAAGCTCATCTACATCCCAAAACTCAGGCCAAAGTGCTGTGCCATCATCTTTAATTGCAGGGAACTCCACCACTTCCCACTTATCTACGTCTTCATTGCGCTCCATCTGCGTCACAATCTGTCCAGTCAGGTCAAGTTTTGACCATCGCGTCATCACAACAACAATTGCGCCGCCCGGCATAAGACGCTGGAGAGGACCAGACTGGAACCACTCCCAAGCAGGTAAAAAAACATCGGGTCGCCCAGTCTTTGCCTCTTGCTCAGAATGAGGATCATCAATAATAAAAAGATCAGCTCCCCGCCCAGCAAGAGCGCCACCCACACCGATAGCGAAATACTCTCCATTGAAGTTTGTACCCCATCGTGACGCTGATTTTGAGTCGGCTTGCAGTTCTACTTGCGGGAAAATGTCTTTATAAGGCTCTGAACCCACGAGGTTACGCACTCTACGACCGAAATTGACAGCAAGATCAGCCGTATGTGAAGACATAATAATCTTCTTTTGAGGGTATTTTCCCAAGAACCAAGCTGGAGCGAGGTATGAGATAAGTTCAGACTTGCCATGACGGGGAGCAATGTTAACAATAACGCGCTTCTTCTTTCCCGCAGCAATTTCCTCAAAGATTTGAGCAAGTTTAAGATGATGAGGTCCAACTTTGTACCCCGGATAGACGTGCTTAACGAAATCTAGGAACGAATCTTTAGCTAGAGCTTGTGTTAATTGTTGCTGATACTGTTTTAACAGTTCAGCAGTACGCCGCTTTTGTTTTTCTGGCATGGTCGGCAGAGCCAACCGCAACTTCATGAGGTCTTCTGGTGATAATTTACTCAGCAAACTCATTCTTGACGCGCACCAAATACAACTTCTCGGGCTTCTACGTCAATAACTTGACTCTCAATACTAGATAGAGTCTCTAACAACTCTTTCTCTACCTCTTCAATAGGCTGCACCTTTACAGTCATCTCTGTGCGTTTCTTAAACGCATCCACGCCATCAACTTCACCCAGTTTAGAGAGGGCGGCAACACGTACCTTGGGGTCTCTTGCATTCTCAACCTCGGTGATAAGCTTATTAACTACGTACATTTTGAGGTCGGCAAGGTCATCTACTACAGAGATATTCATCTGCGAGACCATTCCTGCAAGGAAGGCAAGCGTTTCGTTGGGGTATTTAGCAAACTCAGGGCGGTGACGAGGGTTCTCAATCATCTCGCGGGCTAAACCTTCGGCTTGCACGGCATCATCTCTAGAGGGGGATAAGGCTTGGCCTGTTAAGTCCGATAAGAACTTAATCACATTGGCTCGCATATTTAATTCTTCGACCGGAGATAGGTACGGCAACGCATCAGCGGCGTTTTGTGGAAGAGGAATGTTCTCTTCAATCTCGGGGATAAACGTAGTCATGTCTGCTCATTGAGTTGCAGTTGAGTGAATATAGTCTTTATTTAAAAATATGTAAAGAAGATATAGGGGAGGTTGGGACTCCTGACGGGGGGGTGTGTGGGAAACAAGAAACAGATAACACCACTAGGTTTAACGTAGGGGGTGGGGGGCGGATGTTGAAAAAATGATGAGATATCTGTGTAGTTCGTGGGGTATG